ATAGCTCTTGGATCTACAGCTAGTTTATCTAACTGTCTTTCTAAGTTCTGATCTCCTATAGCTTTTTGAAACTGTGATCTAATTGCCGGTTGGTCTGTAAGGTTTGTACTGTCGGGTGCGTAGTATGTAGATAATCGTAAATCGTATCCGCTTTCAAATAAGAATTGTCTGCCTACACTCTGTGTCAAGTTTAATGATATAGGACTTACTGAGTTAAACACTCGAGTCATAAAATCATACGGCTTGATAGGACTACCATTTAGCATATCATACTTGATAGGTAAGTCTTCACCGGGTAAAGCTTCAAATAATAAGTTACGGTTACGTATTGATTGATCTATACCAGAGCCTATTTCACGCATGTGTGGTGTAAATAACTTACCCATCTCATTACGTAAACCAGCTAGTGGTAATTGGTTGTTCATTAGACTAGCAAGTATTCGTTCTCCTTGACCGGGTCGACCAGCAAATAGATCTACAAATGACTGTATACCAGCTAAGTATGACTTACTGGATATAGCTTGTGCTACAACTAATGATATTTTTTGTAATTCTCTTTCTGTCCATTCTTCTCCCATAAGTTCACTTGCATCACCTACATCAGCGATTGTTGACATTATGAGGTTAAAGGGTTCTATAGGATCGTATCCTACTCTTACGCCAGCTAGTTCTATAGTTCTAGGCATGTACCCAGCATCTATCCAACCTTGACGCTTCTGTCTGTCAGCTGGTCCGTTACCAGTTATTTTACCATTCATCCATGCCTGTGCTGCTAAAAATGTAACAGCTGCACCTATGCCTAGTCTACCTGTTTGTAACGCCTGAGCGTTCTGTAATTCTGTTAGGTTTGTAATACCATACTTAGCTACAGAATCTAAGTTATTAGGATTAGCAAAAGCTATATCGTTAAACTCTTTGACTAAGAAGTTAAAACCGGGTGTATGCTTACCTGTTAGTGCAAGTCCGTTTACACCAGTTCTAGCAAACAAAAAGAAAGGTCTAGCTAGAGGTGTAGATGAAAACACATCGTTTAGTCCCTTTGCAAAACCTGTAAGATCTTGTGTTAGTGTAACTTCTTTACTTGCAAACAGTGTAGCTTCGTCTTTGATGTTACCAGCTGCGTCAAATATCTCACCATAGAAATCATCTTGGTAAGCTTTCATGAGCTGTGGTGTAATCTCAGGTAACTCTATACCAGACCCTTGTAGGTCTAGTACTCTACGCATAGCTTTCTCTCGCATCTTGGCTCTACCTAGCATAAATCTAAAGGTATCGTCAGTTGCTGCCATGAGCTTGGTAGAGTATGAAAATATATTCCAGTTGTTTAGATTACGTAGCATGTTAGTCATAGCAAACGTCACACGATCTCCGTATGTAGCTCGTCCACTATCTTCTGCCCATCTACGTATAACTTCCCAGTTTTCATCACCCTTAGTAAATTCAGCATAACGTGTCTTAATTGTAGACATGTCACCTTTCCAGTATGCGTTAAGCTTCGTAAAGAATAACTCAAATGCTTCTGGTATAGATTCGTTAAGTGCATTAATGGATGCTAACGATGCTCTGATGGTAGCTGCATCACCTGTAAATGGGTAACGCATTGATGCTCCGAGAGCTGTAGATAATGGTCTAAGAAATGTTGCTGTACCTGTACCGAGTAAGGCTCTGAAAGGTGTCTTAGGTCCACTTAGGACACTATGACTCATCATTTCCTGTAAGCTTCTTATAAGAGCTCCTGTACGGTCTGGAGCAGTTGGGTCTAGTTTACCACCTTTGAGTACGGTTCTTGCCCAGTTGTCAAAGTCATCGAGTGTATTGACGTTTTTCATCATAGAAAAAGCTTCAAACAACGCATTAAGTAAGTCATCATTAGGGTCATCTTTAGCTATTTTTAGTATAGATAAGATAGAATCCTTAGTATCTACTACGTCTTGCTTGATTGCTTGCTCTATAGCTGCCTTTTTTTGCCCAGCTTTTAGCTGTCTGAAGGAGTCAGACTTAACAAATCTAGCTTTCTTAGTCTCATACAACGCTGTAAGCATCGTATCTATGATCTGTTTAGCTGGTCCATCTATGTCATCTACGGATACTAGATCCATAATCTCTCTACCAGCTATGCCTGTGTCTCTTAGCTGCTTAAGTAGTGTACCTACAACTAAGTCACCTACCACTACGTTCTCAGATGTCCAGATTTCTTGACCATTTACGACATCATTTGTAGCAAATAGCTCTGCAAGATACTCGTCGGGTGTCATATCAAGAGCATTTCTACCCTGTGTGATACGCATGTGACCTTCTATGGCATCTCTCCATGTGTCTACAAGTGCTTTTCTATTGCCTTTTACGAGTTCTAACTCTCTTGCAAACTTATCTGAACTCATTAATCCACGTAAAGTAGTCTCAACAATCTTATCTGTAGTCCCACCTTCGTTAGCTATACGCTCACGTTCTAGTGGTCTAGTAACTGATCCTGTAGAACCATCTTCAGATCCCCACTCGTTACGTGTACGACCTAGTTGTTCTCTGGCTGTCTGTGGATCTACCTCTGATACGTGTGCTCCCTGCTGTCTGTCAGCTATAGGAGCGTTTTTATCAGCTCTAAATTCTTCTTCACCTTTACGGATCTGTGCAATACCAGATTCTATTGTCTGGTCTTCTATGTTTTGGTTACGTGCAGCTATCTGTGCCTGCACTTTTTTACCACCTTTACCTACTAAATAGAGTGCACCGTCAAATGCAAGACCTATTCCCATACCTTCTACGATGTTTTTTACCTTCATCATAATAGGATGGTCAGTATCCTTAGTAGTTAGGGGTGTATCTGCCCAACCATAGTGTTTAGTTAATGCTCCTAGAGCGTTGTGTCCGTCTGATTCTTTAGATATAAGGTCAGACGCTGCACCAATACCGGCAGCTCTTGTTAAGCTACCAGCTTTTAGTAATGCTGAAGCACCACCAGCTAGTAAGGGTACACCTGTTACGGCTAACCCTTTAGCTGCTGCTACTGTTCCGAGTGCCATACTACCAAAGTGTACAGTGCCTCGCATGAGTTTACCCCACCATGTTTTAGTAACTATGGGATCTTCATAACTTTTGAATGGCTGCCACTCTGGTTCGTAATAACCTTTTTCTTTTCTTTCTCTCTGCATCTCTCCAGAGATCGCATCTACTGTGCGTTCTGGAAAGGTAGCTAGAGAAGAGGCTGTATCCTGTAAACCACCTGACAAAATAGATTGAGCTTCCTTAGCGTAAGCATTTAATCCCCATCTTTCAGCGGTCCTTGGATCAGCTTGCTCATTTAGAGCTTGGGTTTCTTGAGCCTGTTCTGTTGTTTTAGCTTGAGCCGTAGCTTCATGCTGTATTTGTTGATTATCAAATTCATTAACAAGCTGCTCAGTTTGTTCGACCGCTAACGGATCTAACTCATTGTCTTCCATAATTAATTATATTGTATCTTCCACGAGTGCCTTGGCAACCGCTGGAAGCAAATTATCAAGCTGGTTCATAGGAGGTATGTCACCAACAATCTTTTCAAACTCCTCTCTTTCTGCACGAGGAATGTTTACAAGTCTTCTGAATTGAGGTAAACCGTTTAATGCTTTACCTTGTTGATTCTTGTATCTTAATCGACCTAATACTATAGCTTTCTGAGTGCCTTCGTCAAACATATCGTCTAACTCAAAGGGCATACTACCCGAAGATAGTACTTGTAGCAGTCCACTACCAGTCATGTCATACATACCAAAGTCTGTATATCCTCTTTGTATAAGACCTAATACTTCTCCAACTGTGTGTTCTGTAAGTCGTTTAGGTAACTCTACATACTGACCATTACGGTTTCTGATTGCATCAAAACCTCCATGTTCTTTCTGTGCAGGGTTTTCTATTCTATCTAGAATCCAATCCATATTATTATCAGTAAGTGCACTTCTTATAGTTCTGGAAGATGTGTTCTTATCTGTTAGTAGTCTAGGATTGTTAACACCATCGTATGCTGATTTAGTATCTTCTTTAATAAGTCCTACATTCTCTAGTCTAGTTTTAGCTAGATCGTGTGGATCTAAGTCAGGGTATAGTTGTGATAGTAATTTATAGTACTCTGGTATACTACCTTTTTTATAGTCAGACTTAAAATATGTTTCAGCTTCAGCTAAGTATGGAGCTTCTCCAGCCATAGCTACGTTACTATATATTAAAGTAGGATCTATTTTAAGAGCTGTTCTAGCTACGTTTATATCGTAGGCTTCTGTAGTATTATACTGGTACTCTGGTAGTGCATCAAAATCACCAGCCTTAATTCTGTTAAGTACATGCTCTTCAGCTCCACGTTGGGCTACAGCATCTGTTTGGTTTTGATTTTTTAGCTCACCATATTTCTTGATAAATTCTTTATAAGACTGACGTTCCATAGCTTTAAACTTAGGTGTCTGTGCCTTACTAAGATCATTCTCAAATGTATACTTAGCTATGTTTGCTTTTATAAACTCTTTACTATCTGTTTCTATTTCTTTAGGTACACCAGCTATCGAAGTCTGTTCTACCAGCTTCATAGCTTTTTCTTTTAGTGGTGGGTTTTGTATTGTAGATACATCTTCTAATGTAACTGTGCCACCCTGAGCTGCGACGTGAGCTAATCGTTTTACTTTCTCAAACTCATCTTCATAACTTTCAGTGTATGCTTTTTTTAATGACTCTGGATAATCAGTAGTTTGAAACTTTTCTCTGTAAGATTTAGCTGTGCTCTGCATCCAGTCATAGTCTTTAACACCATCAAAATCCTTAATGTTGACACTTTGCCACAATGCTTTTGCACTTTCTAATCTTTCTTCTTGTTCTTCATATCTGCTATTCTGTTGCTTAATCCAGTCTCCACGTATCTCAGCAGATTCTCTAGGAAACTTCTTCTGAAATGTAGTTCTGCTACCATCATTTGCAACGAACTCTTCCTCCAAAAAATCAAGAGTGGTAACATATTCTTCTTTAACTCCTTCTTTTATACTTGAAACCATTTCCTGTCTAGCAAACTTCATACCCTGACCGGGGTAAAGTTCTTCAAAATAGGCGGCTCTTCTTTTTATATATCCTGTAGGACCAAATAGAGCATCAGCTGCACCGACTTCAGCCTGTGTAGAATCCCATAACTTTATTTTGTTATTAGTATTATAAGCTGATTTAGATTGGGCATCTTGTGTGTTTGCTACATTAAGTAAATAGCTTTTTCTATTTTCTTTGTAGGCTGGTATCCATTTTTTAATTAATAATCTATCTGGTACATCAGGGTATTGTTGTTTTAAATCACGAAGACTAATAGCAGCATGAGTATCATA